TGGGAGTGTATTTTTTTACTCCATGCTCTTTGATAATAACATTATCAGCGTATCTCCAATGATCGGCACCCAGATTTGTCTTAACGGTTGCGGATAAAGGAAATGAAATAGAGTTCGGTTTGTCTGGCTGTGGATTTTTTGATCTGCTTTTTATAATTCTCTCTGGAGGATAAGTGATCGCCAGGGGAAATCTTTTAAATTTATCCTTCAAGGTTTTCAGATCGTTCGGTGCCAACTTGTACGGTACATCATTCTTGTATAACATAGCATTTTAGTATTGGTGTAAATTTAAAATAAGGGGAAGGGCAGCAATGGCCCTTCTCCCCTATGTATTATTTTAGGTTTCCATAAGGATGAACTGGTTACCTCCACGGAAATGAGCTCCAATGTGTGCTCTCATGTAGGTATGTCTCTTGTCAAATTCTGTGACTTTAAGACCTTCACCAGCACCACCAACACTCCAAACTTCCATTCTCCTGTTGTACTTACCAAGACCACGATATCTGCATCCGATAGATGCTACCATGTTCCCGGAAACAGGATCCTTGCGCTTGTTAATTGGCATCCAAACACCCATTTTGGGGGCTTCGTAACCAGTTGCGCCATAAAGTTTTGGATTGTTGAATACACCCATCCTTTTCATGAGGAAGGTCCTTTCTGATTTTGTCAGATAGGTAAAGTTTACAGATGCGCTCAGGGCCTCATTACTATTGAAAAGAACACTGTTTGTTGCCTGCTTCGCAAAACTGATGTTTGTATTTGCAAAATAAGTAACCAGTGAGTTCTCAATATCCTGATGTAGTTGTATCCCAAGAAGACCCAGAATATAATTACCTGCATGTTCCCTGTCAAGGGTATTATCCATATCATCAAATTCGTCAACGTCAAACGCGCCCGCAGCGTATGTCTGCTCGTTTCCTACGCGTCTGATATAAGGAATAAGACCTTCGGTTGTTTTTACAGGACGGCCAGTGTCAGGATCTACAATCCCGGTATTGGTGGTTATCTTATTCCAAAGTAAAGCACCATCAATCTTCAGCGCCATACGATAGTCAATGTCAACCTGTCCTAAGAAGTAATAAGCCGGAATGCTCTGGCCTTTGCTGGTTACGTTAAACCATGTCTGATCAACCATTTCAGTACCGGTGTAACCAATAGTTTCCTTTATGATCTGAGCCACGTTGTCATATCTCCATACGCCACGCAGAGCTGGATCGGGCTGCCCGGATCCTTCTGACCATGCATCGGTGAAAATAACAAGTTCTTCGCCCTCAGTCAGTGCAGGGATTGTGTCGGTCACTTCGTTTGGCTCAACGGTAATCTCCGGTGCTGTTGGATCTGTTACGTCAATGTCAACGATTGATCCAGGTACTTCATTTGGGAAAAGTATCTGATCATATAACCTGGCATAGAAATTTCCATTTACGTCAAGGTCCTGAGCATCCAGAACAAATGTTATCGGTTCCCCGACTGCTGGAGCTAATACAGCTTCCTTAACATGGAGGACTTCATGGATCCGGTTTTCTTCCCAGTGTCCATATTCGTCAAGTGATACCTGCTCTTCAAATCCCATAGATCTGATAAGCTGGAAGTAAGATGCGCCCTGATCGCCAAAACGGTTGAAAAGCACGTTAAGGTTCTCTGGCTTGTGAATGTCAAAGCCTGATACAATATCTGAGGCATATATGGCTGCAATAGCTTCTGGTCCCATTGTATTAATTTTTTATAAGTGAATACTATTAAAATACATGCCTCTTACTTTACTGTTTAAATCCGACCCATCTCCTTATCAAAAATAGCCTGCCTGGCTGCTTCAGTCTCATCAATATCTCCTCCTCCAGCTGGGGGCTGATCGCCTCCTAATGGTGTAGGATTATGATAAAATTTAAGCGCCTCCTCTTTGGTTAGGCTCCTTGCTTTCTCAAAAATAGCATGATTGGCAAGTGCTTCATTCCTTAACTTTAGTTCAGAATACATAAACCTAGCGATCGTTTCAAGATTTTCTTGTGTAGCTTCCATGCGGTTGCTTAAAGCAAATTGAACTGCTTCTTCCTGAATTGCGCTTATTGACTCTTGGGGTACAGTAAAGTTTATAATAGGCTCTTTACTGTTAGGCAAGTAGTATGGAATCGTTGATAACTTTTCCGCCATTGCCTTATTTGCATTTCCCCAGGTTGTCTTAGCCTGTGTTTCCTGTTCGGGGGTCCATTTAGGTGGTCCTGATGTAGTTTCTGGTTCGGGATCGGGAACTTTTAATTTCCCTTTGAGTTCCTGGAGTGTCGCCCTGGCTTTTGCACCTTCTTGTGCAAGGCCAATTTGATTAACCTCCAAATCGTCTTCGCTCACTTGCTCCGGATCCACATTGTATGTCTTCTCGACATGCTTGCGTAGCTGTGTCTCCTTTGCGGCAAGTTCCGGGTTCTCTAACAATCTCGATAGAATAATCGCATCCATGTATTGCATGTTTGCGGGATCTACTCCATTAAGACGGTTAAATACATCGTAACTTTTAATCCCGGTAGTCTTCACAAACTCATTAAATAAGGCCAAGTCATCGTTCGCGAAAGCGGTCTTTGGCTTTAAGTTAAGTTTGCCCGTTAATTCTTCTTTCTCTGCGGAAAGAGCCTCAACCTGTTGTCTCAACTGGTCATACTCCTTGAGGACATTGGGAATATTTTTGTTTTTAAGATCATCTACCGATGTGAACTGATCGCCGAAAATCTCTTTCAGCATGCCAGTTGCATCGGGCGGTGTCCCTGCTGCGCCGGG